AGATGTGTTGAATGTGATGCGAAGCTGGCTGGGTTATAACGAAGTAAACGGAAAATTCAGACAGATTATCGATTTATACAATTCTGTAAAACCTCTTCCGAGAGGTTATGCAGTACAGTATCATGACGAATGGTGTGATACTACAGTATCAGCAGCCGGAATCAAAGCCGGATGTTCAGATTTGATTGGACGAGAATGTGGATGCGAACAACACGTTAAGATTTTTCAGAGTATGGGAATCTGGATTGAAAACGGAACAATTGTACCGAAACCTGGCGATATTATCCTCTATAACTGGGATCAGTCATATCAACCGAACAACGGATATTCGGATCATATCGGCTTTGTAGAAAGCGTTTCCAATGGACAGATTACTTGTATTGAAGGAAATAAAGGGGAAGCGGTTGCGAGACGTGTTCTTTCGGTAGGGAATGGAAACATCAGAGGATATGCAAGACCGAAATACAGCGGTGCGGGAACGGCTCCGAGTAATCCGGTAACACCACCAGTATCTGGAGGGGATACCCCGAACAAAAATGTGGCATGGTATGGCGTAGTAAATACTGGCACACTGAATGTGAGAACATGGGCGGGTACAGAAAATCCGCAGTTGAAATCATACCCAACAATTTCTCAGGGGACAAAAGTTGGTGTATGCGACACCATTCGTGATAAAGATGGTGATGCTTGGTATTATATCCAGATCAAAGGAGACAAGGGGGAAAAGTACGGCTTTGTTGCGGCAGCATATATTACAAAGCAGTCTTCCAGCAAGCCGAATGCAGATACAACCGTTTCAGATGATGGCGTAATTACCAAAACACCTCAGTGGGTTGGAAAAGTAGTTGCTGATGTTCTTAATGTCCGTACATGGGCGGGAACGAATAATCCACTGATTAAATCATGGCCTCGACTGGGCTATGGAAATTTAGTGGATGTTTGTGATGTTGTGAATGCTGCGGATGGTTCCAGATGGTATTACATCAGAATTGATGGAAGAATCTATGGCTTCGTTCATTCGGCATATATCGAAAAGGTATAAGCAGATAGGTAGGCATTGTATGATTAAATTCAGACAAAAGGGCGACTTTTCCAAGCTGACTCGATTTCTGGAGAGAGCAAAAGAGACAGTTCGTATTGGAGACCTAGATAAGTTTGGTAAAGAGGGAGTAGCCGCCCTTGCGTCTGCAACACCAGTGGATTCTGGGGAAACGGCGAGTTCCTGGTATTACGAGATTGAGAATCGAAAAGGTTCTGCAACGATTTCGTTTCATAATTCAAATATTCAAAATGGAGTTCCAATCGCTATTATTTTGCAATACGGGCATGGAACTCGAAACGGCGGCTGGGTACAGGGGCGAGATTACATCAATCCTGCTATCCAGCCTATTTTTGACAAAATTGCAAATAACGCATGGGAGGAGGTTATTAAGCTATGAGCAGGACAATTGATGAAAGAGTTGTCGAAATGCGATTTGATAATAAACAATTTGAGCAGAATGTTCAAACCAGCATATCGTCAATCGAAAAGCTCGAAAAAAGCTTAAATCTCAAAGGTGCCTCCAAGGGATTAGAGGATGTCAATGTTGCAGCCAAAAACTGTAATATGACTCCGCTTTCCAATGCGGTTGAAACAGTAAAAATGCGTTTCTCTGCACTCGAAGTCATGGCGATGACGGCTTTGTCGAACATTACAAATTCTGCATTAAATGCCGGTAAAAATATTGTTTCAGCATTAACGATTGATCCGATTAAAACCGGTTTCCAAGAATACGAGACGCAGATTAACGCAGTTCAGACAATTCTTGCAAATACGCAGAGCAAAGGAACTACGATTGATCAGGTAAATGCTGCTCTTGATGAGTTGAACAAATACGCTGATCAGACGATTTACAATTTTACGGAAATGACCCGTAACGTTGGTACTTTTACGGCTGCGGGCGTAGATTTGGATAAATCAGTAACCTCCATCAAAGGTATTGCAAACTTGGCAGCAGCTTCTGGATCTAATGCTCAGCAGGCAAGCACTGCTATGTATCAGCTTTCACAGGCGATTGCAGCGGGAAAAGTTAGCTTGCAAGACTGGAACTCCGTTGTAAATGCGGGAATGGGCGGTCAGTTATTTCAAGACGCGTTGAAACGAACTGCTGAACATTTTGGCGTCAACATGGATGCAATGATTGAAAAGTATGGCTCATTCCGAGCATCTTTGACTGAAGGCGGATGGCTGACAACAGAAGTTCTGACTGAAACATTGACTCAGTTATCGGGAGCCTATTCCGAAGCAGATCTTATTGCACAGGGTTATACAGAAGAACAGGCTAGAGAAATTACAAAACTTGCCAAAACAGCACTGGATGCGGCTACGAAAGTAAAAACATTTACACAGTTGTGGGATACACTGAAAGAGTCGGTTCAGTCTGGATGGACGCAAAGCTGGGAAATCATCATTGGTGATTTCGAAGAGGCAAAAGAGCTTCTAACCGAAGTAAGTAATTCCTTGGGTAACATGGTAAATGCTTCCGCTGAAGCACGAAATAAAATGTTACAGGATTGGAAAGAGCTTGGAGGTAGAACTGCACTGATTGAAGCTGTACGAAACGCCTTCGAAGGTGTTCTGAATATTGTAAAGCCGGTTAAAGAGGCATTTAGAGACGTATTCCCTCCAATAACTGGAGAACAGCTTTACAATCTTACAGTCGGACTACAAGAACTTACAGAAAAATTCAAAATAGGTGAAGAAACGGCGAATAACCTGAAGAGAACATTCAAAGGGGTATTCGCTTTATTTGATATCGGACTTCAAGGAATTAAAGCGCTAGTTGGCGGATTTGCCGATTTGATTGGTTATGTGGCTC